AACTTAAAGAGAGCAGTGACCATTTTGTGTACAAACATTTTCTTAACGCTGGCTCAGCTGGTGAGTTTGAAGACCAACAAAACGCTACTGGTAACTGGTCAAAAGATAATGGAGTGCTTTACGACATAAAAGCTGCTACTATTGGCGATGGAACTCCAGAGTACGGAGTGCTACAAAAAATAGTAGGAGAGCTCGAAAGTTCAAATGTAATTTCTAATATTACAAGCGACCCTAAAACACAAAACTTACTGAAAAAAGCTTTTGTAGATATGCTTTCTAAAATGTATGCTGAATCTTTAGAAGAAACTAGTGCTAGACAAGGTCAACAGAGAAGACAAGGTAAAGGTATTTCAGGTTTTGACCAAGACATGTTACGTTCTTTTGTAGTAAATGGTTCTTCTGAAGCTAATTTAATTGCAAACATGAGGTACGGGCAAGAAATTAATGTTGCACTTGGTAGGGTTCGTAAAGAAGCAGAAACAATAGATAGAAAAACTAATGACGGTAAAGCCAGCATGAAAAAAGTTTATAACATGATGGTTTTTCATTACAATGTTATGCTAAATAGAAAAGCTAGAGCGTCAGGTCTTACTGATGGTATAGCATCTACTGTAACTGCTTGGACACTTACTACTTCACTTTCATATCACCTTCAAAACGCAACACAAACTATAGCTGTAGCTGTTCCTATAATAGCAGCTGATTTTGGTAGCTACTCGCAAACCATAAAAGAGTTAACAACTGGTTACGCAATAGCGCACAAGATGGTTAGCTATGACAAAAAGTTTCCTTTTATAGGCAGTAAAGACGCTACATGGACAGTTAACGTTGACTCAAGTAAAGCGCCTAAAGAGTTGCAAGAGCTACTTGCTTTACTAGAAGAAATGGAACTACTAGACTTAGGTATTGAGCAAGACCTTGCTGACGTAAATGCAGCTGAAACAGGATTTGCATCTGTAGATGCTACGCTTAAAGGCGCTGGTACTATGAGCCATAGGCTTTACCAAGTACCAAGAGGTGTAGAAGCATACAACCGTATCTCCACTGCTATAACAGCCTACAACTTAGCTGTAAAAAATCCTAAAGTTATGAAAATTTTAGATACAAATCCTTTGGACTACGCTATTAAGAAAGTCCAAGATACACAAGGAGACTTTACCGCTGATGGCGCTCCTGCTGCAATTAAATGGGCAATAAATAATGTTACCTTTGGTAAATTAATGGTTCAATACAGAAAGTTTCCTATACTAATGGCTATGAATTACATACGCTCAACAGATATGGCACTTTCTGGAGCAACCGAAGAAGAAAAGAAAATAGGGCGTAGAGCAATTAGAAACTTAGTTGCACACACAATGGTTTTATCTGGTTTGAGAGGTTTGCCTGTTATAGGCTCGGTGACGGCAGGTACTTTATTCTTTATGACTTTATTCGGAGATGATGATGATGAAATAAAGTACGATCCTACATCAACTGACGGAGCTTTAGAAAGAAGAATTAACGACATGTTCCCAGATAATCCTAAGTTTGCGGAAATGTTATACAGAGGCCCTAGTGCTGCTTTCTTAGGAGTAGATACTTCAATGAAATTAAGCCACGATAAAATATTTAGCTTAATGCCATTTACTGAATTTGAAATGAGTGAAGATGGGGTTAAAGACATAGGTATGGGCTTTATGGGCGCTACTGGGTCTACTATATTAAACCAAGCTAGAGGTTGGGAATTTATAGGTCAAGGTAATTACTACAGAGGTATAGAAAGTATGATGCCTAAAGGTGTTAGAGACCCAATGGAAGCTTGGAGGTTTATGATGGAGGGTTATACCAAAAAGAGCGGTACTTCTATAGTACCTCCGGAAGATTTTAAAGGTATGTCTATCATACTTAAAGCTTTAGGTATACCGGACAGAGACATTGTTAGAATGAAATGGAAGCGTGGAGAAATTTATCAAATAGAACAGTGGTTCCAAAAAGAACAAAAAAGCCTTAAAAACCAATACAAAGCAGCTAAAGAAAGTAACGATACAAAACTTCAATCAAAAATTAAAAGAGAATTTCTTAACCTGCAAGATGGTAAAGACCGCGCAAGAAGCTTTGGTAACAACGCTCCTAGTTTTATACCACGTTCAAGCCTTCTCAGCTTATACAATATGGATTTAAACGAATTTACGCAGTCCGAAGATATGCAGGAACAAATGAATTCCGGTAGGTTTAAACGAAACTAAAGAACTACGTATAGTTCGTCTACCAGTGTTTCTTTCTTCTTGCGTCTATCTAAATCAACGCCATGCTTACGACCAATTTTTTCCAACGCTTTAGCGTCAAGTTCCATAAGCTTCTCTTTGTTAAGTGATGCTGACCAAAATGGTTTATATTTGTTACTCATGTTTCTCCTCTTAGTTATAAAGACTTTATTGTTCTAGTAGTGTTTCAGTTTCTACGCCTTCTTCTGTCTTTACCAAATGTAAAGGGGCGCTATCGCCAAACAACTTACCGTACTTAAATTCGTAACACCTTGACTGTCCACTTGGTATTGTGGAGCCAGAACCAATGTATACCTTGACGCTAGGCGAACCGTCGGCAGCGTATATTAGATACCCACCCTTATCAAGTTCTTCTTTCATCGTCGCTGGTGCTACGCCGTGATCCTTGCACCAGTCGTTAACTGTCTTAGCAGTTATGTAAACTTTCTTATCATCTATGCACACTCTACCAACTGCAGGAGCTCTAAGCATCTCCATTGGAGACTCTTTAGTCTTAGCTCTAGCATCGTTGAAGTGTTTAGTTATGATTAGTCTTCCCGGCAACGTCGCTATAAACTGAGCGATGTGTTCACCAATGTCTGTGTTGCTTTCCTTACGGCTTTCTCTCATAAGTTCCACTTGGTTTATTGCCCACTTCTTCATACTCTTAGTGTTAAACAATATCAATCCTAGTTTCTCTGCAATCTTTCCTGCAACAACTGCGGTAACAATAGTGTCGCGGTAGAAACGTTCTTTGTTATCTTCATTAGACTCGGGGTTAAACTTCCCTCTAGCTGCCGTAAGCTGCCTACGTACCCAGTCGTGGTTCTTAATAATAAACCTAATAAAAGGTCGACACGCTTCACCATACACATTGTCCATATGGTTTTCGATAAACGATTGTGTTATGTCGGGGAACACCTTAGTTCTAAAGTCCTCGGGTAGCTGCACTTCAAAGAATCGCAACTGCGTCGCTTCAACGCGGTAACCTGCCGGTAGCTTACTGATGTTTTCGTGCAATGAGTCGTTAGAGGTAATAAAGCTATTTTTAAACCACTGCCCACCAACTGTGGCAAACTTACCATTAGAGCCAAGTCTTTCCTTGTCTCTACCATTGGCTAGTGCGTATCCTGTTCGCGTTAGTTCGTCCGGCTGCCTACCCGAGAACTCGTCTAGTAGCATAGGTAGTGAACCCATGATAGCAATTCTTTTTATAACTGCGTTCAGCGTAGCACCTTGCTCACCTGTTTGGCGTTCCATAAATTCGGGGTTGCCGTAGAAACCACATGCAATCTTAGCAGCAGTAGACTTACCTGTACCACCATGTCCAGTAAACGCAAGAGGTAACCCATGCCAGTTAGATGAACCCATTAGTTCAACAAGTATAGAACCCATGCTATGGCACAAAGCAAACTGAAACGGCTCTGCCCCTGGTCTATTGTATAAGGTGTCTATGTTAGCAATCCATTCATCAATAGAGCCGGAAGTTCCAAAGTCTACTGCTATGTCTGTAGGTATGTCCGAGTCGCACAGTACCGCCTCGTCGTCCTTGAGCTTAATCATCTTAGTTCCCATAACGAAACCTTTTCTGTCGTCTGTCCAACCAAATTGACTATATGTTTTAGTTTCTATCTTCCATGCTTGAAGCGTTTCGATTAGTCCTTCTGCAAATTCAGCCATATCATTCCTCGCTTTTTGAGTTCTTACTAAAAATATTTCTTGAGAGGCTAACGTCTTACACATTAAGTCAGCTGATGCTAACTCTGATGTAGGCATGAAGAACTCTCTCCATCTACCGTTCTTTTCTTTTGCTCTCCAGTGTACTACCCATGTGCCTTCCTTATCTTTAATTCTGTTGATAGGATATATAAACGAACGACAAAAAGGTCTCCATTGTACGACGCCGTCTTCGTCCTTGATCGACCGGGACAACGATTGACCATTCCATCTGTAGCCACTACTAGGCCAGTACGGTATGTTCTGCCCTTCTATTACTGTGTTAGGAGTTGCGGTGTTAACTGGTGATGGATTAGTTTCTTCCTCTACCGAGTTAACTTCTTCTTTATGACCTAACTGAATAGAGAACTTGCATTTGTCTGACATAGGACATTCTTCCATACAACCAAGTATGGCGTCCATCTCTATACAAGAAGTCGGGCCGACTGCCCATTCATCAATCTTCGTTTGCGTCTCTGCTTCACTGTAACCTTCGTGTCCTTTACTCCACTCGTGGATAATCTCTTGACCGTTCTCACAGTGCTTGACTACTCCGATGGCTCTATGCCAATGAGGTTCTGATATGTCACCTTTCTTGTCACGAAACTGACCAATTGCGAAACAGTGGTCTGCAACAATGTTGGCGTCTGCAGCAGGGTATTCCCCTAGTGCTGCCGCGAAAGGATTAACTGATTTGTTTTTGGTATTAGTTGGTGCAGGTGCAACCGAGTTGTCCTTTATATAACTTTGAAGTTTATTCCTAATAGTATCTAAAGGGTAAGCCTTGCCTAGTTTAACTAACTCAACCTTAACTGGTGGCTCAGTCTTACGATTGTGAGTACCGACTGGTCGAAGTATACGAGCACTGTCCATGTCAACGGCTCGGTCTGCTTTAACGCCTAGGTGAGTCGTAACATCGCGTTTTAACGCTGATAACTCCTCCCAAGTAGCCTTGTCTATGTCTGCATCTAAAGAGAAGTAACAGTGATAACCTCCACCGGATGAAGTAATAGTAGGAGTTAGCTTTAGTGCATTAGCAATCTTAATTATGTCTGCTAACGCTTCTTCTCTCGTCGCGTACTTTTTCGGATCGTCGGAGCCTACGTCGAAGTCGTCAAACAAAGACCGACATGAATGAACATTCTCTTGAGTTCTTATACGCTTCTTGTTCTTGTCCTTATCTAAGTACCAATTGTTAAATGAGTTAACTGCAAAGAAAACAGTTTCACCTAAGTCGTCAAAATGAATAGCGGCGGTAGCAGCTTCTTCAGTGCTATCGTATCGCTTGTACTTAAACCATACCCCTCCGTCTTTCGTTGGAGAAGCCAAGGCTATTATCTTGCCCCCTTTGTCGGGCAGTACTAAGTCTAAAAATTGTTGAGTTGCCATACTGCCCTTATCTAATTGCCTGTGAAAAGGTATCCGAGATACCTTTGTAAAACCGGGGCGTACCCCGGGTTAATACTATTTCAACTACTAATCGTCGAAATCCAGGCTATCTAAGGCTTCGTCTACGTCGTCTGTCTCAGCTGCAACTTTAACGTCTTTAATGGCAACTTTCTTTTGTTTCTTAAAATCAAAGCTAGGCTCGAAGTTATCCGCACCGGACGCTTCTTCACTGTACTCTACTAAGTCAACAACTTGTACTGCTTGTAACTCCAGTGAAGTGTTTGTCTTACCATCACGAGTCCATGTGTGGGCAGAGCATTGAACATTACATACAGAGCCATTGCCAATGAGTTCTTTAAACGCATTGCCGTAGACATCTACAACTACTACTGGGCGTTTAACTTTACCGTTAACACCGAACGTAGTAGACTTCTTTAGCTTAACTTGTCTAAGACCTTCTTCCAATACTACATCGTGTTCTTGGTTACGCTTAAACTTAGGAAACAAACCTGTCTCTTTATACTTATCAGCTTGAGCATCATCTAATATAACTTGGATAGTCCAGTTATGTGTGCCTTCACCTTGGTATGGTGCTTCGGGTTTATCTTCTTGTAACTTAGTCCACATGACTTTTACGTTGTCAAACGAGTACTTAGCTATTTCAGTAGCCATAATTATTCTCCTCTATGTTTTAATCGTCGAAATCTAAGTTTTCTAAAGCTTCGTCTATATCGTCAAAGTCTTCCACTTTAGTAGTCTTACCTTCCGGTTCTTTAGGCTTAGGTTCAGCCTTAACTTCCGGCTTAGGTTCAGCTTTCACTTCCATGGGAGTAATTGGAAATCCCCCTATGGTATCAATTGGAGAGTCAATAACACCTGTTATAGTATCGATAGTCTTGCTCTCCGCATTAATTACTTGGTCTACAACTTTCAGTTCGTCTTCTTCAATGAAGCGAACGGCTTTAAATGTTAACACCGGATATTCCATCTCGGGGTTAAAGCCTAGTTGAGTCACTATATATTTAGGGTCTACACCACGCTTAACTAACTGCGCACCGTACTGCCCAAGAGTTTTTAACGACGTCGCGGTTACCTTAAGTAACATTATGTCGTCGAGGTTAGTCGTTGGAGACACACAAATTCGCATCGAGTCAGAACATGCTTTCCCTTTACCACCGCGCTCTGTTATACGAGAACCCCATTGCCCATGAGGACAGATAGCACACTTCTTAGCTTGAGGTGCATCTGCGTTCTCGGAAGGCGTACTGCCATTGTTGGAATAACAGGTAGGCTTAACCAAACTACCATCTTCAACATCTTTATCATAGTACACTTTTGACTTGTGTGGGTTAGCTGACAGTATCACAACGTCAAAAGTTGTCTCAAATATTGAATACCTGTAGTCACCATGTTCTACGCTAAACACTCCACCCTTAGTAGTAAGTGTCTTAAGCCCTTCAGCTTTAGTAGCTGCTGCAAAAGAATTACTTCCACTAAAGGTTGCACCTTTAAGATGCTTAGGTAGGTCTGCTTTTAACGCAATCATGTCGTTCATTTACTTACGCCTAAAGTTAATAACCTGCGTCTCGCCCCAGTCAATACCAGGAGGTAGGTCGTTGGTTTCTGCTTTGTACTGCTCAACTGCTACCTTACTTACGCGACGCTCTAACATTTCCCAAGCGCCTTCTTCTTTTATAAAGTCTAGTAAAGTTTCCCAGTCAGCAACTTTTGCTGATGCTCTGATTGACCTGTAAGCAGTGCCAACACCTCTAGAAGATACGTTATCTATGCCCCGCTCATTAAAACGTTTTAAGAACTCAATTTCGATCTTCTCTTGCTTCTCTTTATCTTCTACGTCGTCTAGACTGAAGTCTGCCTTACGTCTTGCCCTGCGGTCACGCAGTCCAATAAATATCTTCAACAACGAATTGTCGTCCATTTCATTAACCTTTGCCATCTATGCTCTCCTTTTTATTAGATAACCAATCATTGATGTCAGCTTCATCCCATCTCAAAACTTTTTGAGATACCCTAATAGGGTGTGGAAAGCTAACTTCTCGCCTACGTAAAGCAGGCAAAGCCCCTTTACTAATCCCTAATTTTTCCGAAACTTCTTCCGGTCTAAGTAGTTTCATATGTGTACAAGTCCTTTCGTATGAGTTCAGATAGATAAGGTTACACTAAAGATTAATGCGTGTCAAGACATAACTTTGTGTCTATGCGCTTTTATTTCGTCAAGCAGTGCGCCCTGCATTTTTTGCTTGTTCTTAAGCCTTGCGTAAATCCTTTTCTCGACTTTTGTACCCTCAAGCATGATGATGAAGTTGTTCATCTTTTGTCCCGGTCTGTTGATTCTACCGTTGGCTTGCTCAAACGTTTCGTTAGAGGTAACACATGAATACCAAATGATAGTACTCGCTGCCGTTAACGTAAGACCATGTGACATCGCTGCTGGTTGCGCGACGATAACTTTTAAATCTTTACCTTTTTGAAATGCCCCAAAGATGCGGTCACGCTCTGATTTCTTTACACCGCCATGAATAATCTCAACGTTGAAGTCCTTACTCAGTTCTGCAGCTACCATCTTGACTGACGATACATAAGGTACAAACACAATAACTTTACCTTCAGCGGAAGCAACTATGTTTTTTGTCTCTTGAATCCTGGGGTTAGATGGAATAGTAAACTCAGAGCCGTCGTCGGCGTACACAACACCGCAGGCAATCTGTATTAACTTAGCCATCTTAACCGCTTCATTAACTGCCGTAATCGCACCACTATCTGCTTGTGTCTGTAACCTATTCATCATTTCTTTGTAAGCTTTGTCTTGTTCTTTGGTAAGAGCAACCATACGAGTTTCGTACATGAGTGGCGGTAGGTCTACGCATTCGTCTCTAGTAAACCTTACTGCAGGTTGCATGATGTCTTTTACTACGTCAGTTGCGTCGGGCTTAGGAATCCAAGTGAACTGCGTCAACTGTCTCATCACTTGCATTTTAAACCTGTTGAAGTAAGGCGGTACTTTGTCGGGTACTAGTAACCTACATTGCGCCCACGCATCTGTTGGTGCATTAGGTGTAGGTGTTCCAGTCATACCCCAACAAGCACGCTTCTTCTTATGCTTGTTGACTATAGTGTTTATAACTTTCCATCTATCTGTACTAGCGTTACGAGCGCACTGGGCTATCTCGTCTAGCATTACTATGTCTATGTCCTGTCTTGTTCTTAGAGCAGGTTCTATAATAGGTAAGCCGTCGTGGTTAATAATGTAAACGTCTACGTCTTGTTGTAATAGTTTTATTCGTTTGGCTCTAGTACCATGTAGTACTGCACAAGTTAGATGAGGGAAGTGATTAAATATCTCATCAGCCCAAGTTCTTTCCAACGTAGACAACGGTGCAATGATTAAGGCTTTGTTAAACTTACCTTCTTTCTTTAAATAATCATATGCCCATAGAGATGCTAGTGACTTACCAGTTCCTAGTTCACTTAGGTTAAATGCTCGTCTGTGAGTCGTAAGAAACGCTGCTGCATCTTTTTGTGCTTGAAACGGCGCGAACCTACCCGGCCAATCGTAGTAGTACCTAATAGGTGACGGTGCGTCATGCCCTAGGTTACGCAGTACCCTTGTTTCATCTAGTCGATGTGGTACGGCTACGTAGTCTACGCCTTGTATCTTTACTTGTTTAGCACTAGGTAAAACGCTTAAAACTCTTTCGGGTTCTTTAAGTTTTAGTAGTAGTGCTTTCTTTTTCTTCCATACTAACATTGCAGTTCAGTGTGGTAACGCGTACCGTTGCACTGCCTATTGTTTGTTTCCAATTTGCTCTCCTCATTAAGCCTTTGATAAGGTTCCGTATACCCCAGGGTTTTTCTTTCGCCACCCTCTGTTATTTTTTCTGTTAATTACTCGTGTGTTTGAGTCATCACCGCTACCACCTTTAGCTAACATTACTTTGTGGTCTACGTCTTTGCCGTCTCCAACCTTAGCTCTACCTGCCTTAATCGCATGACGCCTTGCTTTGTTTTGAAGCACTCGTCGCGCTTGAACTTCTGGACGCTTGTTGTAAGCTGCCTTAGTTGCAAGCGATTTTTTAGATGTTATAGTCATCTATTACCTCCCTAACTTGTTCAACGTCATCAACTACTATAGCAACACCTTTTGCATTATTAATACCTGCAATCTCTCTATCTTGGTTTGCCGTCGTGTTGCCTATCTTGCCCGGTGATTTAACTTCGAAGGCCAAAAAATGACCTTTGTAACATACTAGTATATCCGGACACCCTACTCTACCCATACCGTTCGACACTGGCAGGTAGTACCATGCACCAGTTGTTACTAAGTACTCTTTAATTTTCTTCTTTACCTTACCTTCCGGTGTCATAGCCATAGCTTATTCTCCACAGAAATCGCACAATTTTTTACCTACTGGACACCAGTTACGGCATAAACCCGAGGGCTTTGCCTGCCACTTGTCCTCGTTGAATGCTATCTCTAACCGATCAACTCTTGGTAGAAACTCACTCCATATCTCTTGTATCTGCGCTCTCGTATATACTTCTTTATCAAATGATGAGTCTTTTAGCCAAATAAAACCGCACACTACTTTCTCTATCCATGGGTAGTAAGCAAAAGCTAACGCAGCGAACAACATAAGTTGGTCTGAATTAGGCTTACGCTTGCCTGTTTTCCAATCTAGTAAGTAAGCTTTCTTAGAACCTACTACACCTATGTCTACGATACCTCTACACCATACATTCTTAGCCATCCATTTGGTAGGCTTAAAATTGTTGTCTATAGCCATACGTTCTTCTACTAAACGTTTACCCTCGTATGTAAAAATTTTATCTACGTACTTAGCGTATTTCTGTAAGTCTTTAGGCAGTTGATTTTTACCGTTAGCATAGTCCTCTAAATGTTTATGGACTTTGTTACCCCATATAGATGCTTCATGTTGCTTTTCATGTGACTCTTTGGTTACTCGTGTAAGTTGATACCTACGAGGGCAAGTTTCAAACGCCGTTAACGCCGAGTAACTCCAAGGTCTAGTCGGTTTTACCATCTGCTATTTCCTGTTTACGAAACTTATCTAAGTACTTATCCATGTAATGGTCGTAAGCTTCGTCGTAACTTACAGGACTGCCACTTGACGCTACTTTATCAGCGTACTTGTTAGCCTCGTCCTCGCACTTGTCTTTATACGTCTTTTTTCCAGTCTGCATTAGTTTTCCTATGCCCACGCCACGCAACAAATCCACCGATGCGGAGTGCGTAGTAAGCTAAATAATTTAGTACGAAGAAACCGTTCACACATATATTTATGTCGCGAAACGTTTCGTCCATCCATTTTTGGTCAACAGTACCATGTGCAGTCTCTTTGTTTGAGTGCAGTAAAGTTTGGTACTTATACCCATAGTCATGGACTAGTCCACCCATGAGCAATACACCCATTGGCGACAACCATGACCTTAAGAACTTAGGCACAGATGCCCCATCAAACTTAAAACCTTTTGGTACAACAAAAACAGCACCATCTATACTGTATGTCCAGTCGTCTACTATTTCCCATTTGCGTGAGGCGGTGAGCCACATTTTTATACCTTTCCAAAAACCAACACCGCTTGTACCCATAGGTAATGGTTTCATGTGTGGCATTTCTTCTGACACGAAAGTTATTTTTGGGTCTCTCTTGTCAAGTTTGTTAAAAAGCCATCCAATTAGTATCGCGGATACTACTACACCATAAATTATGTACATCATGTTTTACTCCTGTTTTTTGTGTGATGAGTCGTAAGTGTACACTATTATTTAGCGTCGCCGTACGTATCTGCAATGTCGCCTTCGCTCCAAGTTAAGAGTTCTGGCCACCATGTAGGAGGTGTTCGCATTATCTTTTGTACCATGTCGAGCGTCGTTTGAGCTGCACCCGTAGGAACGACATAGACGAGTTCGTCGTGAACCATCAATGCAGGTATAAGCTTCGACACTCGTTGTATCTCTAAGGCGTTGTCTGCTATCACACACCTAGCCAAATGCTGAACAATGTTCTCGTCTATTTTCCCTGCATATATCCTTGCCTTGTTACGACCTTCGCCGTATACAAATTCACTTCTGCCTGTTTCTTCATTAGCTTCTGTGCGTAAGTTAGGGTATCTGATTACCCCTTTAGGTGTTTGTAACCCTTCGGGAATAGGGTAAACCATACCCCATGGGTCTACTGCTCCACCACTAGCACCACGCAATATTGTGCCTAAAGCTTTGTGACAAGTTCGCCACCCTCTAGTTATCTCGGGGTAAGCCATTCGCCAAGTGTCGACGATGTCTTTAGATTCTTCCAGGTTGAGTTCGACGCCACCCATAAGTTTTGCTACTTTTTGGAATGTCGGCGCACCTGCACCAAAGCCTAATCCTAAGTGTGCAACCTTACCAACTTGGCGTTGGACTTTAGTTACGGCGGTGTCTTCCACTTCATATAAAGTACTAGCGAAGTCTTTATATAAGTCAGCGTTCTCTGTATCTTTCTTAAACAACTCCATGCTTGAGGGAACTTTCCATAAGAAGTGGTTAACTCTTAACTCAATACCCGATAGGTCAGCCACTACGACCTTATATCCCTTGGGTGCAATGAGAGACTTACGCAATGCGTCTGATGGTTTAGGGGAATATGGATTTATCCTCGGTAAATTTTGAGGGTTATATGCCCACCCCGACCAACGACCAGTAGTGTCGGCTCCATAGTACTTGAGGGGGATAGGAACTTTTCGTTGTGGGTGTGCTTCAGTTGCAGCGAGGAACGACGCAATGCGAGTTTGTAGTATAGTACTCTTGGCATCTAACCGAGCATTTGAAGCCATTGCTACTAATGGGTTGTCATGTTCCTGTAAAGCAATGAAGGCTTCATCAGTCTTTGCTAGGGCAGGTATATCTTTACCTGTAGTGGGCGACACTTTAGTAGGAACTTCGACACCAACGCTACCTAGAAAATCCGCAAATTTTTTCGATGATGATAATAAAGTTAGTACCTCGGATACTCTTTCATCGTCGTCTGTCCCAGTAATAGACATCCTATCTGCTGCAACCTTAAGAACTTCACGCTTTCGTATGCCTTCTTCTACTAAGGTGTTGTTCAGTAAATCTGTATCACACTCAAACTGTGGCTCTATCAATGAGCGAATTGTCATATCTATTAGTTTTACTTCGTCTTTTTTTGTCTGTGGCATGAGTCGTTTTAGCAAACCGTAACATTGGTCGACATCAGCTTTGTTGTAAACACGCATGTCTGCAATCTCTTGTTCTGTGAAATCGCATAAGTGTCTACCTTTGGTTTGGAGCAAGGCAAAGTTATCTTTCTTACCAAGTCCATAATGAGTTACTAGCTTAGCTAGTGATAGCCCAACATCTTTAGCATGGATAGGGCGTGCCATTGCGAGGGTACAACCCCACAGCATGGGTTTGATGTTGAGTCTCCATGACAGAATCATAGAGTCAAATCCCGACAGGTTGTGTCCTACAACCCAGTACTGCGACCAGTCAATAGCGTCGCAGTATGCTTTTACTTTATCTTCACCAAATATTACTTCGGTGTCGGTGTTGCCAAACTTAAATGCACAACTGATTATCTCTGTGTCGGGGTGCATGCAGTAAGCAATAGGGGACATCTTAGTCAACGAATGACCGACATCCCAAAAAGTTTCTAAGTCAACAGTACATATTTTCATGTCGCCATCATAGCCACTATTACTACAATTACTGCTACGACAACTACATACACAAGCATATTGTCTTTAGGGTATTCAAACTTCTCTAAACCTTCCATTGGAATTTTAACCCGAGATCCGACTGCTTGCTCCTTCTTAGGCTCTACCTTATAGGGTGCAGTTTTTTTAGGCGGTTTTGTAGTAAGACCTTTCAGTTGAAATCTAGGCTTAGCTTTTTTCCTTACTGGTACACTTAAAGCTTTCTTCTCTGACCAACCATGAAACAAACGGTTGTATACTGTTTGTGCAGGCAACCCTGCGTTTTTGGCTTTTTGAGCCATACTAAGTTTTTTATTGTTTTTCATAATTATCCTCGGTTAAAAAGGTGCATCGTTAATAGAAAGAAAGCGTTCGCGTCTGTCAAAGCCTTCCTTAGACCATATGAGTCCTGCCTTAGTTAGTGACAGTACTGCTCTCTTTATACTTGAGTGTGAAGTATCAGTCAAAAAGTATGGGTGCATGATTATGTTACTTATAGTAGCGTGACCATTTTGGTGTGCTACATAACACAGTACATCAAACTCTATAGTAGACAAAGGGTGTAACGGTTGTTCGTCGCCATCATGTACTCTATCTCTTATGTCGCGTAGCAATGTGGCTTTATGCCAACCGCCTTTTAAATCTTCAATTGGTATCATGCCTTGACCTCACATAAAGTTATACCATCACAACTAAGTGGGTGGTTTACATCGGGTATGCAACATATAGTTAGCTTTGGTGGAATAGTTAAGTCTATGTCTTTGTCGGGCAATGCCTTAAACATAGGTGAACAACTCGTTAGTAGCATCAGCACAATGCCTAGCATCACAAAGACTGCTAAACCTCCTGCTGACATGAGTGTGTAATAAAGTTTCTTATGCATATTATTTCTCCTTGGTTAAACGATGGGCGACTGCCAATCGTGTTATGTTGTCTAAGTCTATGTCTAAATCCTCTACGGCTGACTTAACTGGTGATTGAGTACGCGGTGTACTCTTTTGCTCAAGTTTGCGTATGTATTCGTCGGGAACATATAACTTTAACTCGGGCATTTCTTTGATAGCTGAATTAAGTGAGGCGTGTCTACCTAAGAACTTAGTCAGTTGTGACTCAATATCACCAAACATATCTCGAGTTTCTTTGTTCTCTGCGAGTTGCTTTTGTTTATCTAATATCCACTTAGTGATAAGAGGTGTCCAGTCAGACTGTTTTATTACAGTATCACTCCATTTGTCATAGCTTGGTGGAAACAACATTCTGTGGTTGTCTGATGATTCGAGGTCAACTCGTATTGAGTTGTAGTCGTCGCCGTTTTCAAACTTTAGTCTAGCACTAGATATATCGCGACACCAACTATCGGGTAATTTACCCATAAGTTCGGGTGCTTCTTGCCACTCAATCTTATGCACAAGTTTTACAACCTCGTCGTGTAGAGGTGTGCCTATCTCAAAATTAGTTTGCTCTATGCGTTTGCTTAGTTCTGACTGCATCATACTGTTAACAGTATTAGCCACATCATCTACTAGCGTTTGTGTTTTTCTAACGTATGCCATTTTGCTCTCCTTATTTAATTATATACGAAATAGATAACAATGAACCACTTCTTATCTTATTTATTAAATCAGCACGAGTAACCGCTTGTTGCTCGTCTATTGGTTTCAAGTAATCGTTAAGAAACTTTTCCTTGTCCTTGGTGTCAAAGTTACGAGGTATAGGTACATCAGCAACACCCTCTGTCGACCAAAGACTTTGTTTCCTAATTTCTTCATGTGATAACTTACTTATGCCTTTAGCACTTAACTTTTCTAACCAGTAGTCAGTACTCCTATACCCATAGTTATCTTCGGGTGTCATTCTCGCTATAGCAGCGATATAAGCAACTGCCTCCTCTATCTTGTCGGGCTTTATCATCTCTAAAGGTATATCTCTGTTCCAATGACCTCCATGATTTAAAGTGTCTAAGCCATGATGCTTGAGGAAATGCTCAATCCACCATGCGGTTTCCCAACCACAGTTGGCTACTCCTGTATCTATTGCTTTACACACGATGTTCTTCATTCTGCCCGACCATCTACTGGTGTCAAAATCCATCTCAACGCGTGCTTCCTTAGTGGCGTAGTTCTTAGCCATACCACATACTTCTCCAAAGTTATCTTGGTGCATTATCTTTCTCCTTTAGTGTATAAATAATCTACTTTCGTAGTAGTCCGAGGGTACTCAAACCCATTCCATACTATCTGTTGCAAGTCGCTACGCAACTGCCAATCACTAGCAGTACATATGTCAGCTACTATTTCCTGTGATGATGAGTCGAGCCATGTTTCTTTAGCTATGTACTTACCTGTCGCTTGGTATGTTTGTTTCTTCTGTTGCATTTTGTAGATAGCGACTATTGCAGGTATTACTTCGTTAATGAGTATCGGGGATACTATTTTCTTGTACTCTGGGTTGGGTGTCTGAACTTTTATCATACCCATTGGTACAGGTAAACGCTCTGCACCTGCCCAGTAAGCCAAGGCATGATGCACATGCTTGCCTAAGTACATAGGCTTAGTTAGGTGTTGCCTACCCTTTAGCACAACGGCAACATTCTGCTCATGGTCAATAGCTAACTCCTGCATACCATGATGGGTTATCCATGCCTTCTTGACTGGCTCGGTACACTCTTTGTCGAGGTACAACTGTGGACACTCTTTGTCTGTCGTCGCTACTAACTGTATGCCGTAGTCGTCGTACATACGCCTGTCATACTGTTGTATATAACTCTTTACCATAACCTCACCAGTATCAAACTCTACCATGCCACCATTGGTAGCGTGAAACGCTTGGAATCTATCCCAAGATTTACTTTGGTGGTCAAATTTAAACTTCTTCATTTGTATTCCTCCTCATCTGCCCAATGGTAAAAACCTTTAGGCGTTTCATCATCATCATTCATACCACACTCACAACTTACACCATCTTTTAGTTGTCCATCTGGCCAAGCACAATCGTCACAAGTGAACTCTTGCTCGTACTCGGGTTCGGGTTCGGGTGGTATTATCCGTTCAGCAGTTAAGTTTGCAATGACTTGCTCTAACTCTGCAATTTTTTTATCTTTACTTGTACTCATAATTGCTCCATATTAAATGTAATTACCTCACCGAATGGAAAGGTATCCTTATCAGTCGTTACCCACACAGTATCTATTGCAGGTTCGTCTAAGTCGTTTTGGTCGCCCCACCCATCTGTGAAGTAAACTAGACACTCTACCTCGCCTGCATATGAGTCGAGCCAGTCGAACACAGGCTTGAACGAAGTACCACCGCCACCTACAGGCTCGAGAGTTATCGGTAACTCGTCGGGTGTGTACTCTCGTATGCCACCAATCTCATAGTCGCAGTAGATAACAGTAACTTTCTCGGGTAAGCAAGTTTCCATTATGCGATTGATGTGTGCGTTGAAGTGGGATAAGTCTTTATTGTTTAGACTGCCCGAGGTGTCTACCGCTACTACTACCTCGCCCATGCGTGGTATGTAGTCGTAGCCTGGGAGATACATACCCTGACCGACGAAACGACGATTAGGTCTGTTCCATGAGTAACCATCTCTAACCTTGGCATGCATGTATCTCTCTAACTTCTCGTGCCAAGGAGTTACTACATTAATCATATCGTCTACTAATCGCTTGATAGACTCGGGTAACTTACCCGAAGATTGGGCAGCTTTTGCCGACTGAATGGTATCAATCTTAGCTTGAGCCTCGAGGGCGTGTATCTGTGAGTCGTCTAGTGCTTGACCATCGTCGTCAGTAGCATCACCTACATCTTGACCTATACCGCCTTGGCCTAAGTCATTGTCGTCCTCGTCGTATAATTCCTCGGACGCATAACTTCTACCATTGTCGAGAGTGATACCGCCATCAATGAAGTCACCTACTTTGGCATCTATGAGTGTGTCGTTGATGACTTTGTCACATGCTACATTCCATGCCATGTGGTCTCGATGTTTGCGTCGTAGTGCATGAGATAACATGTAGTGCAAAGCCTCGTGAGCCATAAGAAACATAATGTTCTTGACTGTCAAAGGCTCTACCCATGCAGGATTGAGTATCATCTGACCTGTCGCTGACATACCCGCTGTGGGTACTTCGTCTCCATATTTGATAGGTCGCCTAGATACGGCAGTACCAAAGAATGGGTGGTCGAGTATCAACAAAGCTTTCGCCTTGCCGACCTTACGCTCGACCTCTGCTTGGTTAACAGTATCCGAGATACTAATTGTATTAGCAGTCATGCTACACCAACCCTGTCATGTTGCGAACTAGTTCATCTATCTTGGTAACCGCTTGCTCACGAGATGATTTATGGGTGCGAAGTAACTCTTTACCCATCTCACTAGAGTACGAACTAACTAAATCTCTAAGGTCGTCTATCTGACCTTGCATCATAGCGTCGTCGCTGATGTTGATTTTGTTCATACGCTCCGACACTTCTACTAAGTTGTCGACTAAGGTATCTCTGAACACAGAGCCGTCAGTACCTATCGGTACGGATAGCTTGGCGATTGCTCGTTGCATTGGCTCTATCATTGACTGAAGCACATGCTGATTAGCATTTACCTCGGCGTCATGTAGTTGTTGTTGCAATGAGTCTTTATCCTCGTCGGATATGCCTACTCTGAAATCACCAGTAGTTGGTACTGGCATGTAGCGTATGTTGATACCGAATTTTGATCGAAGTTCGTCGACCTCGGGATAGTCACTAGCGTTGGCTAAGTTTGGTTTGCCTTTGGCTATTGATATCTGTGTCAAGCGGTCAAGGTCTGCCTTGACTTCCTCGTCCCAAAACAAGCACAGAGTGTCGACTGCTTTATATGCTGAGTCAACACGCTGACGAAGTCCACTAGTAAATTCCATGTAGTGGTCTATGTTGAGCATGTCTACACCAGTAGTCCATGGCACAGTATTGTCTTTGACATATGTATAGACATCTGTAAATCTGCTGATGGTAGCTTTGACTCTGTTATCTCTACCCTCGAACAAATGCTTGTTGACATTACCCGCACCATACTTCTTGCTTTCTTCTTGGTCTAGCTTGTATGGTGAATACATATTACGCTTGACACTTATCAGTACTGCTTTCTCGTCAAGACCTTTGATGTTGACTGCCAGTTTATTAACTAGCACACCCTTAGTCGTCGGTGTTACAGGCGATGAGTCGAGCGGTACTGCTTGTCCAGTCGGTGGCGTAATTGGTATCTCGGATACTGTTTCCGTGGCAACTGCGTTGCTGATTGCATTTGATAGTATGTTATTCATTAGTTTCCTCCCATGAATATGTCTTTGTTAGCAACTGCCCAGTCAATGAATTGCTTAGTCTGTTGCAGTTTAGGGTGTAGGCGTAACGCATCTGTTACATACACCATCTGAAATTCCTTCGGCATACGCGACATGAATATCATATCTCGCTCGAACGCCTCGGGTTCTGTGGTCATAGACAACGCCGTTGATACTGCATACTTTACGGCAGGCTCGTCGGGTATCTCTATCTTGTCGGGTGATAACCTAATTGCGTCAATGCTCGGCATCTTGCCCATCAAGTCTCTCGCTGCAACCCACTCGGCTGCTGCTCCCTCACCTACTTTGCCCTCACATGCCATCATGTATAGGTCTGTCGGTAAGTCGTTGGGTACTTCGGTGAACAGTTGCGACCATGCTCGTTGTGTCGGATTGACTGAGCGACTGGCGTCGAAGTCATTGAGCAGTTGTGGTCGCATACGCAAGAACGCAATACCGAGTGGCTCGATATCATTCTCCATTGCCCAACCGCACCAGTCGTCCAGAGATGTTTCCATCTCGAACTCGTACATTCTATTGGATAAGTGGGTAAGCAGTTGTTTCGCACCTGCTCTATCTTCCACACGATTACCAGTAACAAGAAAACGAATGTCTTTGTCTAGCTTGAAAGTTGGTGTGGTACGCTCGAGCAGAAAGCCCGCCGCCCATGTTTGGTGATGAGTCGACGATTGCGGTAACTCCTCTAACACTATCAGTCCTGCACCTGTGCCTTCGCGGAACTTGTAAAACATCTCGGTAGGGTTGAAGCGTGTCTGTCCGTCAACTACTGATGGTACACCTGTAAAGTCTACTACATCATGGTTGTTGACATGCACTATCAGTATCCTATCTTCTGCTATGCCTAAGTTACGCCCGACCTGTAAACATGCGTCGGACTTACCCATTCCTGGCTTACCTTTAAAGAACGGTACGGCAGTCGGTGATTTGCGTAATATTTGAGTAGCTACGCTTACTACTTGATTGATTGATGGCATTATGCCCTCCTTGGTTTAAAGTTAAAGTAATCTACTTGCAATAGCATGAAGCACCATTGCTGAATACAGACAACTGACTGTAATCGTAGCTAACATTATGTACTTGATGTATTTGGCAAGTACTCTCTTGGTTGTAAGTTGAACTTGTACTACTTGTATATTTCGCATTTGTTTCATGTGTTTCTCCTTTGGCATTGATATACCTATGAGTCGAGCGGTTGTAATAAGTCGCTTGAATAAGACAATTTGATAATGACTTAATCAATAAAGAACAACGACTTACTTTGGAATAAGACAATAAGACAGTTTGAAACAGAGAGAGTATCCGAGATACTAAATCGTCTGCATTTTGAGGATATTTGTAAGAGTTCATAATCATTTCTATATATATTATTTATTAATGTCTTATTGTCTTATTGTCTTAATAGGCACTTGCAACCCTAACTGTATAAGCGTTCTTGTATTAAGACAAAGTTCTATATATTGTCTCAATGCGTGTCTTATTGCAGTCGGCGTGCATATACCTATGAGTCGTGCCTCAATTAAGTATCCGAGATACTCATTGCTGACAGAATTTACGACCAGACGCACGAAAACCCCGACCGAAGTCGGGGTAGTCATTTTGATATTAGTAGTCAAGAACATTAACCACTTTAGTCATTTGAGCCTTAGTCAGTCCAAACTCTTTTACAACTTTTTGAGCCTGTTCCTTTGCAGTTCTCTCGCTGACTGTAACCTTAGTAGTAATAAACTTGTAAGGCTTTGGATTTCTAGCAAGTTCGGACTCGGTGAAGTGTCCAGCTTTGGTTAGTGGCTTACTAGCTTTCATTAACGAAGTGCGTTCAGTCAATGACTCTTTAGCGGTTAGACCGAACACAAGCCTTTGAGTTGCTGACTTATTGATACGGTTTTGAATACGCTTGATTGATTGAGCGTTGCCGTCAATGTGTGCGTACTCGGTTACCCATGCGAGGTAGCTTGGGTTGTCAGTCTTAGAACGAATGACCGAGCTGATTATTTTATTAAGCTCAACACCTAACTTAGAGGCGTTGTCGCTATCCATGTGTAACTTTTGAAAGTCTTTTGTTTCCATTGTATCTCCTAGTGTGTGCAATGAGTATCCGAGATACTAATTGCTTATAGTCTGACTAAGTCATTATTGACTTAACCCCTATACTGTAGGGGAGTAGTCCGTTGCTAGGGGAGGGGTAGGGAACACTCGCAGGTGGACACCCACCCAGTACTTAGGTAGCCCGTACATCAAAACTAGATTTTTATACATAGATATCATTTTGAACCGCATAGTAAAAATTCGCCCACAAAAAAAATTCCCCCTGTTAAAATGAGCAAAACGGAGGTACGATATTATGAGAGAATTAAAATTCTTCTTTAACATGATAAGTTTTTTGATGTTAGGTACAATCACCGGAAGCATCGTGTACTTAGCACTATGGTTTAAACATTACGAGCATTACATACTATGAGTAACCAAGTAGATAAACTCACTAGTCCTGATTTCGAGCACACCTCGATATTATCCAGAGGACAGTTGCAGATGATCGAAGACGATCCGACCAAGATGGAGACGTTAGCGAGACTTATGGGAGCTGTCAACTTAGACAACCTATTCCGTCACATGCAGAACCCCACCATCAATCCAGCCACTAGACTAGAGTTTCAGAAGATGCTGAACAAACTAGGAAAGCTTGAGCCAGATGGTAAGGACGTTGTAGGTACAGCCGGTGGCCCTCAAGTAGTTATTAACATAACTCGAGCCAAAGATAACGAAATTGTTATCGATGGTGCTGCTACAGAAATCGAGGCATGACACAGGCAGTTGTAGCTCCAGCACACGAAATCAATTTTGAGGTTATAGCATCACTAGATGACTTTTTCTACTCAAAAAAATTCATATCATTAGCCGTAGGCCCCGTAGGATCTACCAAAACGACAGCCGGTATTATGAAAATACTACATCATGCTGCGGAAATGGCGCCGTGCAAGGATGGCGTACGTAGGTCACGAGCGATATGGGTACGTAATACCCGAGAGCAGCTACGTGATACATCTATACCAGACTTTATGAAGTGGATACCCGATGGCATAATGGGTTCTTTCTTAAAGACAGAGTACAAATATGTGATAAAAGTTGGTGATATAGAGTGCGAAGTCCTGTTTCGTGGACTCGATGACGCGAATGACGTCCGTCGTTTGTTATCTCTTCAGGCTAGCTTCTTCATCTTCGACGAGTTTAGAGAAATTCACCCCGACATTTTTAACGCTGCACAGGGTCGTTTAGGACGTTATCCCGACAAAATGATGAATGTTGTTGGTTGTAAGACCGATGACGGCAGACCGAACGCCCACCTTTGGGGTATGACTAACCCACCAGACCAAGATACATTCTGGGAGGACATACTTTCCAAGCCACCTGAAAATTGTCATGTGACGATTCAGCCAAGTGGGTTATCTCCAGAAGCAGACTGGACACAATTTTTGCCTGATGATTATTACGATAACTTAGCGCATAACAAAACAGAAGACTGGATAGCAGTTTACATACATGCAGAATTTGGTAAGTCCCTAGCTGGACAGCCGGTGTTTCGAGCGTTTGACAGAGCTACTCACATTAGTAAAACTGAGCTAGTTCCAATGTCTCCAATAAACGATTCGCCTTTATTGGTAGGAATTGATGCAGGGCTAACGCCCGCAGCAGTTATAGGGCAAGTATCGTACGACGGCCGGTTAGTAATATACGACGCCATAGTATCTGACGGAATGGGCGCTTTAAGATTTGTGAGGGAAAAACTAAAACCTTTATTAACAAATAAGTTCCCTGGACGAAGATGCCTTGTTATAATTGACCCAGCTGCCTTTCAGCGCGTACAGACAGATGAGCGTACCGTAGCTGATATTTATAAAGCAGAAGGTTTTACAATAAAACCTGCTAGAACTAACTCTATTGCTGCTAGAATAGCAGCAGTGGATAAATTTTTAACTAGGTTAGTCGATGGTAAAAGTGGTCTTATAATAGACCCTGAGTCTGCAAGTCCCCTAGTAAAAGCCCTTGCTGGTAAATATATGTACAAAATAAATACCAAGGGTGCAAAGGACGAGAAACCAGACAAATCACATCCATGGTCTGATATTGCGGATGCATTTCAGTACATGTGTTTACACGCCGATGGCGGAGAAGTATTTGGAGCAGCAATGCATACAAACAATCGTAGAGAAGTTAAAAAAGTGTCAGCCGGCGGCTGGACATAGGAGATGAATTTATGAACGCAATTATTCCAGTAGCGAGCTCGGCACAGTTAGAAGCACAAGAAAAGAATAAACAAAAAAACGAAAAAAATCAATTAAGACCTCTTGTAGTAGGACTATCGGCCCACGTTAATAAACGTTGGTCAGTTATGCGTGACCACAAGAAACAAGAGATTGAAGACCGACTAACTAAAACTGCTCGTGCCCGTAACATGGAGTACTCTCCATCTAAGATGGCGGAGATTAAAGCTCAAGGTGGTTCAGAAATATTTATGGGTATTGTTAGTACGAAGTGTCGTACAGCTACTGCGTGGTTAAGAGATACTCTACTTGGTACTGGCTCCGATAGACCTTGGTCTATTTCAGCAACTCCTATTCCAGATGTTCCTCCCGATATTATGGAAAGACTCCAAGGAATAATGGAGCAAAACCTTATGCAGCATTATGAGCAAGGTGGAGATCAAGTTCAAGAAGGAGACTTGAAAAAACTTGCGGAAGGTATGAAAGATACCGCTATGCGCGAAATGAAATTTGAAGCTGAAAAACGTGTTGAGCGTATGGAGCTTAAGATGGAAGATCAACTTTTAGAAGGCGGCTTTGTTAAAGCGTTGTTTGAGTTTACTAACGACGTAGCAACTTACCCTTATGCTGTTTTAAAAGGCCCAGTTCCTCGAAAACGTAAAACGTTAAAGTGGAAAGATGGTGGTTTAATTCCTGAAGAAATTGTTAGAGACGAGTGGGAAAGAGTTGACCCTTACAAGTTTTATTGGGCTCCATGGGGAGACGATATTCAAAACATGCCTGTAATAGAGATTCACCACTTAACTAGAGAAGACTGCGAAGCTATGATAGGCGTCGAAGGCTACGACGAGAGCGCGGTTAGAGCGTTGTTAACGGATTTTAGTCTAACCGGTATAGATTGGTTAGATAGTGAAGATTCTGAAATGGAAGACTTAGAAGGTAAGGATTTTGATGATTCCGGTGAAGATTTAGCAGCAGCTATCCAATTATGGGACTCAATTCCAGGAGAGTTACTACTTGAATGGGGTTTAAGTAAAAAAGAAATTGAAGACCCTCAAAAATCTTATCCATGTGAAGTATGGATGGTAGGTACTACAATTATTAAAGCAGTACTAAACTATGACCAGTTAGGACGTAAACCTTATTACGTCACGTCGTTTGAGAAGGTACCGGGCCGTATTGACGGTAACGGTGTATCAGATTTATGTATGGATGCGCAGAGTATGTGTAACGCAGCTGCTCGTTCACTATCTAACAATATGGGTATTAGCTCAGGCCCACAAGTAGGCGTAAATATAAGTCGCCTGCCTGCAGGTGAAGATATTACACAGATGTATCCATGGAAGATTTGGCAGTTTCAACAATCCGAGTACGGCGATTCTTCGCCGCCAATAAATTTCTTTCAACCTGATTCTAACGCTGGAGCTCTTATGCAAGTGTTTGACAGGTTTATGGATATTGCCGACGAAATGACAGGTATTCCTAAGTACATGACAGGACAACACGTACCAGGTGCGGGTCGTACGTCATCAGGTTTGTCTATGCTAATTTCTAACGCAGGAAAAAGCATTAAACAAGTAATTGGCAACATTGACCACGACGTGTTAAAGCCTATGCTTGAAAGACAATACCAAAGGAACTTAAGGTACAGCCAAGACCCAGATTTAATTGGTGATGTGCAAATTGTTGCTCAAGGCGCTATGTCGCTTGTTGTTAAAGAAGCTGAGTCTGTTCGTAAAACTGAGTTCCTACGATTAGTACTAGAAAGCCCTGTAGCTCAAGAAATTGTAGGGCTTCCAGGTACAGCTGAACTTATGAGAGACCTTGCTGGAAATCTAAATAGTAATATTGATAGACTTGTACCGTCTCGTGAAGAGGTTGAGAAAAAACAACAGATGGCGCAACAAATGCAGCAACAACAGCAAATGATGCAACAACAAATGCAGCAAGAGGAGATGGCTCAGCAGCAAAGTGCAAATTTACAAGAAGATGGGACAGAAATGGGCGGAAGGCAAGACAGCAGTTTCGCTCAGAGGCCTAATGGTCGTTAATTTGTTCCATATTATTACAATTTTAGGTATTATACGAATAAATGATTAACGTTAATAGTTTGGATTCTTCTGAAATATCGGCCCTAAACAGGCTTAGAGAACCAGGAATTAACAAAATAATTACAGTCCTTGAAGGTCAACTTGAAGAGACTAAGCAGAAACTGGTATACGCAAACGAAACGGATCAAATCCACCGTTTGCAAGGACGAGCGGAAGCATTTGAAGATCTACTGAAGGCGATTGAGGAATCGCGTAAAGTAGGGTAGGAGCGCTAGAAATAGCGCATTTGTTAAGCACACCATAACGGGAACAGCATACATTGCGCTGTAGAACAGAGTTGGTGCTTTAAGGAGAAAGAAAATGGCATTGCCAAAACAGATACAAGCCCAACTCGATGAAGTTGAAGCGTTAGAGAAACAATTAGCCCAAGGCGAAGAAACAACAGAAACAATTGAGCCAACAGAAGTTAAAGAAAAGAAAACTTCTAAAAAAGCCAAAGCCAAGGATACAAAAGTTGATATGACCGAAGTTCCAGTTCAACGAGAAGAGCCAGTAGCAGTAGAAGCAAAGCCGGCTGACGATATTCCAGAAGAAGTATCAGACAGCTTTAAGCAAAAGTACAGTACCTTAAAAGGTAAGTACGATGCTGAAGTACCTAGACTGCATCAGCAGGTTAGGGAACTCAGTGAGCAGATGAATGCTATCCGTGAGGAAGCAGTAACGGCTGAGAAAGTAAAGTCTGAAAAACCGAAAGAAAGAGTCAGTTATGTAACTGATGCTGATCGAGATGAGTACGGTGATGATTTGATCGACTTTCAACGACGAGTTGCAAAAGAACATGCCCAAGAATTTGAGGGACGTTTTGAGCAACAGGCTAAAGTAATTGAAGAACTTCAAAAGAAGATTTCAACTACTGATAGTCAAGTTGGAGAGCAAGGTTTTACCCAGAGGCTAAACGTTTTAGTACCTGGATTTGACCAACTTGACAACGACGAGCGTTGGGTTTCGTGGCTAAATGAGTATGACCCTATGTCTAGGGGGCCTCGAAGAGATCAAGCTCAAGCTGCGTTTGACGCAGGGGATGCAGAAGCAATAGCTCACTACGTGAGTTTATTTAATGGTTCTGTTAACCCAGTTGATACTAGTAAGAGTGATCGTCAGAAAGAACTTGAGAAGCAGGTATCGCCAAATCGTTCTGCTAGTACCGCAAGTACGAAGAGCGCTGGTCAAAGTGACAAGATTTATTCCACTGCAAGTTCGGAAAAAGCTTGGAACAAGATTAGAACTTTGAATACTAATGGTAAGTACGATGAAGCGGAAAAACTTGAAGCTGAGCTAACCGTTGCATATATGGAAGGTCGAGTTAGATAACTTAATCTAAAAATGTAAGCAGCCTTAGCCAACAATGTTTTATTATTATAACTTTTAAGGAGTAACAAAATGGCTGCTATTTTTCCCGTAGTGGGTTCCGGTGCATTTGACACCAACCCATCGTATTCAGGTAGCTTTATACCACAATTGTGGTCTAACAAACTGAATGCAAAATTCTACCTAAACACAATGATGACTGAAATTGCCAATACCGATTGGGAAGGCGAAATCAAAAATCAAGGTGATTCAATCCGTATCCGTACTGCACCGTCAATCGTTATCGATGACTATGCTGGAGCGGGTACAACTCTAACAACTAGAGTTCCTGTGCCTATCTTTCAAGATATGCAGATTAATAAAGGTAAATACTTTAGTGTTCAAATAAACGACGTATTAGCACATCAAGCTGATATGGACTTAATGAACATGTTTACTGATGACGCTGCTAAGCAGTTGAAGATTGCTATTGAAAATGAAGCTTTCTTTAACTGGTTTGTAACTGAAGGTGCTGTTGCAGCGAACAAAGGTGCTGCTGCTGGTGCGATCTCTGGATCATACGCGCTAGGTACTGATGTTGCTCCACTTAACGACGCTGTAGCTGGAATGGTTTTAAAAACTATTCTTAACATGTCAGCTGCGTTAGATGAGCAAAACGTTCCTGAAGAAGGCCGTTGGTTGATTATATCTCCAGTAG